CGACATACCGAGGAGCATCCTGAGGGGTGCCTGCGTCCGGAGCCGCCGGGTTATAGGCCGCGCCACCGCGAGGGCCTTTGCCCGACGCGAAGGTGTAGCTGTAGCCCGGGAACCAGCGCAACGGCTTGGTGTATTTGCTGAGGTCGGCCAGGGCCGAACGATAGCCACCGTAGATGTAGCGGTTGCCGCCGGTCAGGCCGGAGGTGAGGGCCTTGCCCAGGAACGCAACGGGGGACTGTTCGCACCCGATCGCGCCATGGTTCGCGGCATTGACGATGTCACGCGAGCGGATGATGTTTCCGTCCAACTCGTGCAACCCGCCAGCGTAGATCACGTTGGCATCGCCGCGCACGTCGGCATTCTGGTGGACACCGTTGGCGATCAACTCCTTGCGCAGCGGAACCAACGCAGTGGAAGGAAACGCATACATATACTTGTTGATCGGGTTGCCCATCCCATCCTTGCCGACCTTGGCCGGGGGAGTCCCGGTGAGGCGGAGCAAAGAGGAAAGGTTGATGATGTCGTTGATACCAACGCTGTCGTTCAGGGTGAGCTGATCGAAGCTGGACTTGCCGCCCGCGAAGAACGTCCCGGTGGCATTGGTCCCAAGGATGAAGGTCATCCCCATGTCTTCGACCATCCAATCAGCGGCCTGTTCGCCGAGGCGTTGGACAGCGGATGGGTTCATGAGTTCGGCCCGGAGACCCATCAACTCACCCATCCGGGCGGTTTCAGAGTAGCCAAAGCGAACCCAATCAACCGTCACGTCGAAGCCGTTCAGCAAACGACGGTCGAACTTGTTCGCGTCGTCGAACGCATTGTCGCCCGTGACGGGGACGTTTGCGTGACCGGTGGAGGTCGTGATGCGCAAGGTTTGACCGTTGCCTTTGGAAGTGTCGGTCTTCGAAAGGATCATAGAATCCTCGGAAGTGCCCTCCATTCCCATAGTCCAATTTTTAGAGCGCTCGCCGTAGCGAATCACCTTGTCCCAGATTTTGCGGACTTCCGATTCCGCCCCGGTCCGCACAGCTTCGCCGTAGTTCGGCGAAGAGAGCAGGGTCGTGATCGCATCCGTTCCAACAAGTGCAGGATTAGTAGCCATTTTCTTAGTGTGTTATTGTGTTTGAGTTAGTCGTTGAGTTTGCTCAAACGGCCAATTCCACGGGTTACAGTCCGAAAGCTGCGAGTTGTTCGAGCAGTGCGGACGCCGATGTCTTGGCCGCCAGGGCGGTTGTGGTCGAGGAACCTCGACCGGTTGGCGGCTTGGCTACCGGGGACGGGGATGTTGTGACGGGTCGTTCAGTGCTGGCCGCTCTTTCGCGGCGGGCCGGAGTCAGGCCGAGTTCAGCGGCGACGAGATTAGCCACGACCTTGGCGAGATCCGCACGGGCAAGCCGAGGGTCTCCAGTCGCGGACCATCCGTCGAGGATTTCCTTCACTCGGTCATGGGCCGGGTGAGTCTCGTCCTTCAGCTCGGGGTAGATCGCGTGAGCCTCCGCTTCGTGCTTGTCGAACTCATCCCAATAAGCCTTTTCATCCGCCGCTTTGGCAGATTGGAACTTGGGGACGAGTTTGGTCAGTGCCTTGATTTCGGCGGCCTTGGCCTTGGCTTCCGCCTTGGCTTCGTCGTCGAACTCCTCCACCGCACGATCAAGGGCTGCATCGGCTTCGGCCTGAAGGACTTCGATCCGGGCCTCAAGTGAGGCGAGGTCGTGAATTCCTTCGGGCAGTCCGTCAATCGCAGGCTTCTCGGGTTGCGCGGCGGTTGGCTCAGGCTTCGGAGCGTCAACGATGCCAAGCGCAGCTTTGGCTCTCGTTTCGGCTTCGCTCGGGCTGATCTTGACTCCAGTCTTCGCCAGCTCCCGGGTGATTGTGAGGGACATTTCCCACACGTCATCGCGCGGGATTCGCATCCGGCGCGTTCCAGGCTCAGGCTTGACTTCTCCGGGTTCCTCTTCCTCCTCTTCGGCTTGCGCTAGTTCCGTGGACTCAACCGGGGCGTCGCCCTCGGTCTTTGGTTTCGGAGCCAGAAGCGCCGCGAGTTCGGCAAGTTCGGGGTCATCATAGGTCACAACATCCCCGGCTCCGTCAGCCGTTGCCAGGGATTGGGTATCCGTCCCATCAAGGACGGCCGTCTCAGTCGTATCGGCGGCGGACGTGAGCCCAGCCTGTTCGAGTAATGACATGCCGCCATCATGACCCTTTCGCGCGGGCTCGCACGGGTAACTTGAGGGCTCGGTTTGCGATGGTTGCGCGTGGTGTCAAGCCCAAAGTTTCGCTATTCACGGAACACCCATACAATGCCCGCATGAACGAACTCGAAGGCTTCATAAAAAAGCATGACGGCACCCCGGAACCGGAGCCGGGTTATGACAAGCCGGTCGCCGTCTTCGATTCCGTTCTGAAACGCCGACTTCAGGAGCACCCGGACGGCCGACGATTGGAAAAGCGCCTTGTGGAGCATTGCATCGCGGAAAAGCTCCGATGCGAAAATGAGCTTGGCCGCGATCACGCGCACGCCACGGGATTTCTGACCGACCCAAACGCCCCGGCAAATCAGCAAGCGAAGCTCGCGGTGCGGACCCACATGGGTCAACGCAAGCTGTTCGACCTGATCTACAGCCTAGAAATGGACTGGCGTCCGATGCTCTATCCGGGCTTGTGGGATCACTCGAACGATCACATCCCGATCACGCGGCGTCAGATTCAGCAGTTGGAAGCGAAGGCGCAAGGCTACTTTTTCGGGTCCGATCCATGGTTCGGAATCGCCCCGACGCCGCTCGGCAACAACGATGCCGAGATTGCCCCGGTCGTTGAGGGATGGGCGCGGTGGGTGGTTGACCGGGCGGATGCCGTCGAAGTGCTCAACATCGCCACGGCGCAAGCGTTCCGGCGCGGCGAGGGCATCACCAAGACCTCATGGCTCCGCCGTCCTGACTATTACGAAACGGATGCCGAAGTCGTGGTGGACAAGGGCAAGCCGATCTTTGCCAAGGACGGCGATTACATTTTCCGCTCCGACCAGTGGATTCGGAACAAGGACGAGAACGGCACGGTGCAGTTCATCTTGGCCCGGGATGGGTTTACGATGCTCCCGACCTACGCCCAGGAGCCGGATCAACTTCAATTTGCCGTCCACACGGTCGAGCGAATTGTGGATTCGGACAACAGGGCGGTGATCGACAACGTCGATTTCCGCGACTTCCTAATCGGCCTCACGGATCGGGATGTGGATACGGCCCCCTTTGTTGGCCACATCTACGACCTGCCCGCGCTGTCACTGACGGCGCAATACTTCCAGAACGACGGCAAGAAGGAGGATTTCCCGAACCTCTTGGCCTACATCAAGAGTCAGGGCGTCGGCAGCACGAACCCGAAAAGCGCCAAGGAACAGCCCCGAGAGGATCTCGGGGAGGCGCTAGGGATGGGCGCGTCAACCACGCAGTTCACCGACACGACCAAGCGCGGGACCAAGATCGGTGTTCTCGAATGCTACGTTCACTTCGACGTCTTCGAAGAGGGCCAAGACCGGAGCTTGATGATCCTCGTGGACATCGACCAACAGAAGCCCATCTTCTACGACTACGCGAGAAACGTGCTCCCTCGGGGCAAGCGTCCATTCTCGATCGTCCGCATTAACCCGGTCGATGGCCGGTGGCACGGTGAGGGAATGGCCAAATACTTCTGGCGTCTCAACTGGAGCGTCGATACCACGGCCAACCGATTTGCGTTCCAGACAATGACGACAGGCACGGTGAGCGCCCTGGACAAATCGGCCTTCACTGACTTCGAAGAGCAAGACGGGCCGGTCACGATCAACGGAGGCGAGCAGTGGAACCTCAAGCCGGGCAAGCAGTTAGAGGAAGCGTTTCAAGTCAAGAGCATCGTGCCAGTCAACCAAGCGGACCTATACACCTACCTCGAACTGCTTCTCCAGACGGTCCAGAACCTCACCGGGCAGGCAAACATGAACGACAACGCCACGGCGGGGTTGAACACGACGAAGACGGCTACCGGGATCAACCAGATGTCGCGCGATGGGGATCAGATGTTTGCGCCCTACATCATGCACCTGTCCCCAGGTCTGGCGCGGGCGACGCAATCCATCATTCTCCTCGCGGCTGATCGGATGCCGGACTCGCAACTGTTTCGACTCACGGACGGCGACGCGGTCAAGATCGAAGCGATTCAGCGGACCAAGGTTGTTGATCTCGAATTCGACATCACCATGACCGTCGCCAGCTTCAAGCAGGAGCAGCAAGGCGGCAAGGGCTTGGAGGTAATCGGACTCGTGGAGCGGTTCATGGCCCTTTTGCCCGAGGTCCGCATGATGTTGGCCCCGGTGTATCGCAAGCAGATGCAGCTTTACCAATCCCGGGAAGGCATGGCGGCGATCGACGCGATTGCGCAGATGCCGGTGATGACGGCGGCCCCGGCTCCGATGTCGAACGTCACGGCGACGCGTCCGGGCTTGGCAGCAGCGTGATTAAATACGATTCGTCGCGCTCAATCATGACGCGAATCGTCTTGGCAACCTCCGGCTCCGAGGATTCTAGCTCGCTCGCCCGGCGTTTTGCGTAGGCGTGGCCACGGTTCGCAATCTGCCGCGCGAGGCGGTATTGCCGTAGCGCCTCCGGGTTGCATGGCATCCCGAAGAACTCGTGCATGTAGGCGACGGGCTTGCTCATCTTCCCAATCCTTCGCACCAAACGACACCACGCGCAACCACGGCAAAGGTTTTTCGCTCTGTCAAGCCACTAATTTGTTGGCACTTTCCGTAACTACTGCAATTATGGCACTCACCATGAGCGCCACTGCATCACCGTTTAAG